AGTAGCTTTGTATCAAGAGCAATTAATGAAGATGGCTCATAAAATTGGATTCACCTTAGATGAAGCAGAAATTTTAAGAAGAATTGTAGGTAAAAAGAAAACCGAAGAAATTAAAGCTTGGAAAAAGAAGATCGAAGATAAGATTAAAGAAAATAAACTTCCAAAAGAAGTAGGGGAAATCTTATGGAAAATCTTGGAGGATTCAGCGAACTATTCATTTAATAAATCACATTCAATCGCTTATGCAGCTTTAGCCGCGATTACTATTTATTTAAAATTCAACTATCCTCAACAATTCTTTTTATCTCTACTAAAGATGACTAGAAATGAACCAGATCCAATTGGTGAAATATCTAAAATTCAAAAAGAAATGGGTCACTTTGATATTAAATTATTAAAACCTCATATCATTAAATCTCAGATGGATTTTTCAATAGAAGGCTCTGATATTAGATTTGGATTATTATCAATTAAAGGTATTTCAGATAAGTCAATTGAGAAGTTAAATGGATTTAGAAACAAGTACTCCAATAAGTTTGAAATTTTTCAAGCAGCAGAAGAAGCAGATCTTAACATCGGAGTATTATGTTCGTTGATTCAAGCTGGAGCTTTAACTGGATTTAAACAATCTAGAAGTAAAATAGTATTAGAAGCTCAACTTTGGAATATATTAACATCAAAAGAAAAGAAATATGCAATTTCATTTGCCGAACAATTTGATTATGATCTTATTAGAATCATTAAACATTTAAATACATTTACTGATGAAAAGAATAAAGTTATAATTAAGAGCTCTAGATTAGATACAATTAAAACTAAATACGAACCCTACCTTAAAATATACAATCAAAATAGCAAGAGCGAAAGTTTTGCTAATTGGTATTATGAAAAAAGACTTTTAGGCTATACTTACGAAAGAACATTAAAAGATATCTTTAATGAAAAGAGAGAAGATTTATTGTTTATTGATGAAATCATGGATTTGCCAGTAAATCAAAAAGTAGCATTAGTTGGAGAAGTTACTGATGTACATTCTGGTATATCAAAGAACGAGAAGAAAACCAAATATCTAAGACTTAAAGTTTCAGACGAATCTGGCGATATTACTGTATTATTATTTAATGATAAGATAGAAAATTGCAAAACCTTGAATGGAAATAAGAATCCAGAGGAAAAGAATATTGTAATAGTCAAAGGTATTAAAAAAGAAGACTGCATATTTGCTGATTTAGTAGCCGTTCAAGATCATCAAATATATATGAAATTAAGCGAAATTAAAAAGATTTGACATTTTATTAAACATAATATATCATCACTATATGATATCATTCTACAAACCTAATAGTAAAAATACTGGAACCGCTTGCAGTTTTACAGTAAATTCAAAAGATGCTTCTATTTGGAGCTCATTAATTAAACAATCTTCTTGGAATGAAGTTAAGAAAATTGGCTCATTTTCTGAAAATCAAAATAATCCAAACAAAAGTGTTAAGATCAAGTTTTCTTTAACAGAAGCTGCTGGTCTTTTAGACGCTCTTGAAAGAAATACCGAATTTTCTGCATATCACACATCAGAAAAACAATCTACACAAATTAAATTATCTCCATATATTAGAGAAGATAAACAAGTTGGATTCTCTTATATGGTATCTAAAACAGATAAACAAAATAGTGAAAATAAACAATCATATTTAATTGGTTTTTATTTTAATGAGGCTCGCTTGCTAAAGCAATTTTTATCTTATGCATTAGATTCCGTTTTTGAATGTCAAAGAATAGAAACAATTAAAAAACTTAAAAACTCTAAAAAAGAAGATAACGACGAAAATCAAAACGATGCCAAAACTGATAATGATGGCGAACTTTGGTAATGTCTAGAAAAAAGAAATTTTTATATCATTCAGATTTTGCTTTAGCCAAAACAGGTTTTGGTAGAGTTTCTAAATCTTTATTAACTTATTTATATAAAACTGGTAAGTATGATATCGTGCATTATTGCTGCGGTATGCAAGAAGGAAATCCAGATTTATTAAAGACCCCTTGGAAATCTTTAGGTGCTCTTCCAAATTCTCAAGCAGAAATAGAACAATTAAATAAAGATCCAAACCAAGCTAGAATGGCTAGTTATGGCTCATATTACATAGATAAAGTTATAGAGCAAGAAAAGCCAGATGTTTATATTGCTGCGCAGGATATTTGGGGGGTAGATTATAGCATATCTAAACCTTGGTTCAAAAAAATTAAATCTTCAATTTGGACAACTTTAGATTCTTTACCTATCCTACCTACAGCTGTAGCTTGCGCTCCAAAATTAAAACATTATTGGATTTGGAGCGATTTTGCGACAAAAGCTCTACATGAAATTGGACATAAGCATATAGATACAATGCACGGCCCTATTGACGTTAATAGTTTTTATAAATTATCACAAGACGAAAGAAGGGATTTAAGAATTAAAAATAACATTTCTCCGAATGCCTTTATTATTGGATTTGTTTTTAGAAATCAACTTAGAAAAAGCGTACCAAATTTATTAGAAGGTTACGCTCTATGGAAAGCCAGAAATCCAGAAGTAAAAAATACATATTTATTGTTGCATACTCATTGGTCTGAGGGTTGGAATATATATAAATTAGCAGATGAATATGGAATCCCAAAGAGCGAAATTTTAACAACTTATGTATGTAAAGTTTGCGGAAATTATGAAATTAAAAATTTTACAGGACAAGAGTTAGATTGTAAATTTTGTGGAGCACAAAAAGCGCAGATTACAACAAATGTTGGACTTGGAGTATCAGAGGCTCAACTTAATGAAGTTTACAATTTAATGGATGTATATTGTCATCCATTTACAAGTGGAGGACAAGAGATACCTATTCAAGAAGCAAAGCTCACAGAGCTAATCACTTTAGTTACGAATTATAGTTGCGGTGAAGAAATGTGTTACGAAGAAGCTAATTCTCTAGCTTTAGATTGGTCGGAATACAGAGAGCATGGAACTGAATTTAGAAAAGCTTCTACAATACCAAGTTCTATCGCAAAACAACTTCAAAAGGTTTGGAAAATGCCTATTCAAAAAAGAATAGAAATGGGAAAAGCCGCAAGAGAATGGACTATAAATAATTACTCTTCTGAGGTTATTGGCAAAAAATTTGAAGATTTTATTGATTCTGCAGAGTATATAGATTATAAAAATTTCTCAATTCAAGCAGAAGACCAAGATCCACTTTTCAATGTTCCTAAAATAGATAATGATTCTGAATGGTTAAAATGTTTATATGCTAATATCTTAAAAAGACCAGATGTAGACGAAAACGACGATGGCCATAAATACTGGATGCAAGAATTAGGAAAAGGCAAAAAACGAGAAGAGATTGAAAACTATTTTAGACAAGTAGCTTGGCAAGAGAATCAAAAAAATAAAAAAGTCAATTTTGAAGATCTTTTAGACAAAAATGATAAAGGCAAAAGAATATTATACGTTATTCCACAAGAAGAATCAGACGTATTCTTAAGTACTAGTCTATTTCCTTCTATTAAAAATCTTTATCCAAACCATAATTTATATGTTGCCACAAAAAATGAATTTTTCGAAATATTAGATGGCAATCCTAATATTCATAAAGTAATACCTTTTGTTCCACAAATGGAAAATCAAATTTGGTGTGAAGGCAATAAAGATCACGAAGGTTATTTCGATATAGCATTTTTGCCCTACGTTGGAACACAAAAAATATTAAACTATTTACATAATGCTAAAGATAAAATTGAATTTGATATTAAGAATTTTTAATATATATTATGCATACTTTAGAATCATTTGCAACATCTTGTGGAGTTAAAATCAATAGACCATATATTTATGAAAAATATTATCCATTAAATTTTGATAAATACATTATATTAGACACAAACGATAACAAAGCCCCAGCTAAAAATTACGATTACTGGCAAGAAGTAGTTAATCTTATTCTTCCAGAATTAAATAAAGCTAATATTAAAATACTACAAACTTGTGCGCAAAATGATCTAAAATTACTAAATGCTTATACAGTTATTGGCGAGACATATAATCAAAAAGCATATTTAATTAAAAATGCTCAATTATACGCAGGTTCTAATAACTTTGGTATTCAACTAGCCTCTTATTTAAATAAGAAAACTGTAGCTTTATATGGTAATATCTATGCTGCTCAAAATAAGCCTTATTGGAGTAAAGATCAGGACATTGTTCTTATTGAAGGATTTGAAAAAGGTAAGCCATCTTACGCTGCTCAAGAACAACCCAAATTAATTAACGAAATTAAACCAGATAAAATTGCAGAAGCTATTCTCAATAAATTAGATATCAAGCCTAATGTAAAATATAAATTTACAAACATTGGATTAAATTTTAATACTAAAACTATAGAGATGTTGCCAACAATGATAGTTAACACTCAGGCATTTAATGTTCCTCATATTATAGTTAGAATGGATTTACATTTTAGTGAAATTGTATTGGAAACAGAATTAGCGCAAAATAAATGTATTATCGTAACAGAAAAAAGTATATCAGAAGAGATAATCAAAAAGTATAGAGCAAACATTGTTCAAATCATCTATAAAATAGACAAAGACAATAATCCAAACTTTATTAAATTATTAAAAAGTTTGAATATCCAATATGGGCTAATGTCCGATTTAGAGCAAGAAGAGATTGATAAAATTAAAATAAATTATATGGATTTAGGTTTAATTATAAAAGCTCAAACCAAGACTAAAAAAGATTTTAATGTTAAAGGTAAATACTACAAAAGTAATCGTTTTATATTAAGTGATAATAAGTTATACATGAGCGAAGCTGCTGTAGAAAAAGATTTACCTATTAAAGATTTTAATGAAAATATCCAAGAGATAATTGACACAGATACATTTTGGAAATATGCAGAAAATTATGCTTTTTTAGTTGACTAGTTTATATAAATAGACTATCATTACTAATAATGAGCCCAAAAATTAAACAACAAGATCAAACCTCTTCTATTGGAAGTTCGGCGCTTTTTGATACGAATATTATTCCGCAATTGGTTAATGAACCAGTACTAGAAGTAGTCCCACCAAAACTTATTACCAGAAATAAGTATGGGTTAATTGAAGATAAAAATATCAATTACGTATATAATGATGATGCAACAATTAATTGGCGTAAAATGGTTAAACAAGAATATCTTGTACCAAATAGACAAAAAACTCAAGAAACAGACGTATCTAAATTAGAAGATAAGGATTTACTTATTCTTTTAGGTGGCATAAAAGAACTTGCTCAAATTAGAGGTTATACTAGCGTTGAATATAAAGTAGTTGCAGCTAGTGAAAATTACTTTGCTACATCTTGTAAAATTACATGGATTCCTAATTATGAAACAAGTGGCAGAGTTATCGAGTTTGAAGCTCTTGCTGATGCCACTTTAAATAATACAAAGAGTTTTGCTAGATTCTTTTTAGCAGCGATTGCAGAGAATAGGGCATTCGTAAGATGTGTGCGTAATTTCCTAAAGATTAACATTGTGTCTCAAGAAGAACTTGGAGATGCTAAACTTTTAGAAGAAGCGGTTTCATCAAATGAAAATCCAACTTCTCCTCAAGTACTACTTGAAAAAGTTATGAAAGATAAAGGCGTATCATTTGAATATCTAAAAGAAAAACTTGTAAAAGAAAAGTTCGAAGGAGCAGAAAGTTTAAGCTCCGTTCAAGATATTCAAAAGTCTAAAATTTTTGAGCTGATTGATAGAATTAAAAAAATTAAGAAATAATTTATAATCCAGAAAGTGCAGATATCAGAGTATTCACTCTAGCTTTCAACAAAGTCATATCCAAGTATTCTCCTATAGAATAAAAAGCTATTCTTGCTGGCGCACCTTCACTAAGGCTATTACTTAGATTGGCCCGACCAAAAACTAAATAATTTGTTGTTGCATCTGGAGTTACACTTGCTACACTAGAAAATGTAAAGCTTGATGATGCTGGAGAAGTAGTAAGTGGATAATGCAGAGTATGTTGAGAAGTGCTATTTTTTGTAACACCATAGATACCTGCTACATGAGAAGAAGTTCCATAAGGAGTGAAAATTTGGCTTTGACTGGTTCTAGCGCCCGCACCCATTCCCAATGCTCCAGAAGTACCTTTAAAGAAAGCAATATGGGACAAACAAGTTGTTGGTGATCTTGCCCCAATAAGATAATAATAAGTAGCATTTAGCGGAATAGTATTACTATGATGATATACTGATAAATGAAAATTATTTTGAGGATCTGCATTATGGGCTCTATTACTATTTAAATACTTAGTAGTACCATCACTTAAAAGACCAGTGCTTCTACTATAATCAGAAGATGTAAAAAAAAAGCTAGTTGGAGCAGTTCCTTTTAAGGGCACAAGAGCGCCATTTAAAGTTCTTGCGCCAGCAAGTATGCAACAACTTTTTATAGCATCCCATATTCCATCGCTTTTGCATCCATCTATAAAATTATTAATAGCTGTTTTTACTGAAGACTCTAATGATTGACCATCAGCAGCCTCAACAGCAGCAATATATGTTGATGCTTCTGTTACAACAGAAATAGAACTTGAACGGCTTATAATTCCAAAAGAAACTGATGGTAATATTATCATGCAGCTGTATTTCCGTACATTAAATATCCATTATTTCCTGTATGGAGTAGTGAAATTCCAGCATATTGTCCTGCTGTTTTATATTGATTATTATAACTATTAATTAATACTCCCACTCCAGAACCAGTGATTTGAATTTGTCCTGCTCCAATTTGAATTATTGAAGCGTTAAATCCTGTAACATTTCCACTTACTATTGTACCCGTAATTAATGTGGCTGAATTTGCAAGTATCATTCTTGCGTTTTGTGTTCCAGTAATATTAAAATGAGTAGAAACATTTAAAAGGTCTGGCGCAGCATTTATTATTTTTGAATTTTTTAAATCTATTCCAGAAGTAAATATACCACTTCCGCTTACGGTTAAATTACCACTAACAATATCAAGTCCAGAAGAATTTATTCTTGCTACGGTATTATTTTGATTTGTGCCTCCAGCATGAAATTCTATAAATCTTCCAGGTGTTCTTGTTCCAATATCCAAATTTCCGCCATCAATAAATAAGTAACCATCAAAACCAGTTCCATTTGTAAATCCACCATCGTTATATCCACTATTATTTATTCCAAGATTAATGTAATTACTTGAGTCTGTTCCATTATTAGCAGTGATAACTAAATCTGCGGTAGCATTACTTCCAGTTGCAGCGTTTTGAATATTAACTTGAACATAAGTATTGCCACTTCCTATAATTGAAAGTGGATTACTTGGTAATTTCACTCCAGAAGCACCCGAAAGTGAAAATACTCCAGAATTAAAAATACTTAAAGTACCACTAGGATTAATATTAATATTTGCACCAGTTAAATTAATATCTCTTAAAATACCAGAATTAGTTTGTTGCGTACCAATTAGTAAGTTATTATTTTCCCAACCAAAAATACCATACTCTCCAGTATTTGTGCCAGTTTTATTGAATACTTTTAAATTTTGTGGATTACCACTATTAATAATATTTATTCCAGTTGCAAAAGTTTTGATTCCAGAAATAGTTTGATTACCATATTTAAGAACTGCGTCACCACTTAAGGAAATTAAATTTCCACTGACTGTATCTATCCCCGTTTGCAAATAACCACTCATCGCTAGAACTTCCGCAGTATTTAAAACATTACTTAATGTGCCAGTTACTCCAATTGGTCCATTAGTAGCCCAACTTAATGCTAAAATTTGATTTGTTAATTTTCTATTCAATCTTACTCTATCTAAAGGCACTTGATTTCCTGGATTTGGAAATCTAAAAAATGGATCTTGATCTAAAAATGTATAATCTCTGTCATATCCAGTAAATGTGAACCATTCATTAATTAATGTATCGTAAGGCTTTATGTTAACGTAACCACTTTTAATAGGATTTCCATTATTAGAAAAAGATGAATTAGTTGAAAATACATTATCTGTTCCCATGTACATTTCTCTAACTTGAACTCCACTACTATATAATTCTGCTACCCAACTTTTAGTTTCGTCTGATAAAGCTTGATTTATGATTGAAGTGATATTCGCTTCTTGAAGCATGCTTTCTTTTGTTTCACTATAAAATACAAAACCGCCCCTAATATCAGGGTATAAAGCTTTTAATCCTGGAGTAGATAAATTAAAATTATTATCTGCAGTAAGACCTACATTAATACTATAATCACCATCTAAAGGAGGTTTAAGATCAAAAGATACATTATCATTTTGAAAATATCCTACTAAATAACCATCTGCATTTGTAAATCTATTAGAAGCTGGAGTTGATTGAGATGTCCATTTTCCTGCTGCGCCTGTTCGAGAATCTATAGCTATATAAAAACTGTTAATTGGTAAAGTAGCAAAAAAATTCAATCCACTATTGTTTGTATTATTTGGATATACCGAATAACTTATATTTGCCCCATTGTTTTCAGCAAATCCAGTAAATGTAGATGTATAGATATTATTTTCAGAAAAAGTACCAGTTATATAATCAATTCTAAATTCAAGATCTTTTGCTTTCCAAGTTTTTAATAAAGGATATAAATTATTAATTCTCCAAGCTAAATTTATTCCATAATCTCTAAACTTATTTGCAGTAAGTAAATTTGAACTTACACCACTTAAGCTATCAAGGGTTGTTGAATATTGAAAATTACTTAATGTAATAAAATTTGTAGCATCATTTAAATTTGCATTTGAAAAAGTTATAGGATTAGGGGATCCAGCAAGATAACCATTTGAAATATACCCATAACTATTTATTCCATAAGCTCTAAAATAATAATTTCCATTCACCGCATCTAGTCCAAAAGAAGAAGATGGATTTGTAACTACTATTGAGCCAATTTGAAAATCGTTTTTTGGAGCTTGTATTGAGTTTCCTTGATTATTATAAAAAACAGTAGTAAGATCACCAGCATTAAAATCACTACCAGTCTTAGCAAAAATTTTCCAATAGGTCGTTTCTCTTGCTCCTGGTCCACTAGTTGGTTGAGTTTGAGCTCCAATTACTCCACTTATTCTTAATTGATTTGTATACGAAGTTAAGTTAAAAGAAGAGGGCGTTCCTGCATCAAGAATTGTTGTGCTTCCAGGATCCACTGGTGGAGCTTCTGAAAGAGAAATTCCAGATTCAATTGATGAATATTTAGAAGGATTGTATTCAATTGCATTAATATTAAATTTATGAGATTCATTTTCTGTTATACTTATTACTTTAAATAATTCAGTTTCTGGAGTTAGATAAAAATTACCTGCACTACCAGTTTGTTCAATAGTCCAAACGGTTCCAGTTGTTAAAGCGTAGTTAGTTGTATCGAATAATTTATTACAAGTAAGTCTTGTTATTGCTCTGTCTGGAGTAGGGTTATATCCAGAAATTCCACTTATATTGTTTATAGAAAATAAGCCAGTTTGTATTTCGGATCTTTGATATCCAGTAAGAAAATCATTAAAAGTTGTTCCAGTAGTTTTATGCGTAGGAGTTAAAATATTAAATTTATATCGCGCAGCAGAAACACCATTTAAATAACCAGTTAAATCTGAATATGGTTGATCTAGAATAAATTCGTGAGAAGATGGTGTGGTTTTAATTCCTAAAATTCTTCCACCTAATCGATCTACTGTTCTATTACTATCCTGAATTTTTACTATATCTCCAGGATTTAAATATAAAGCATCATATCCTACTGTAAAATTAACTGTTTCTGTTTCATATTGCTCACTAGCTAACGCCCATTTTCCAATTCTATAAGCTTGACCGCGACTCGTACATCCAAAAGCAGTAATTTCAATTTTTCTAACTCCATATTTTCTTAAACCTTCTGGATCTTCTGCGTATTCTATAGTTGGTTTTGCGAAATTAGACATATCATTCCATCTAACTACTGCAACAGTATTTCTTACTTTTCTACTGCTACTTGAATAAATAAATTCTCCATTTTCTACACTACTATTAGTAAATAAAGTCGATGCCTCTTTTGGCATATCTGCTGTAGCGTATATTAATCCATTAGCATAATAAGATAACCCTCTAAAAATACTTGCAAAATCATTTACCAAAGTAAATGCATCAGAGAAGTCGTTAATAACTGTATTACATGTAAATCTTGGTTCTAGTCCTCCAATACTATATCCATCTGAAACAAGAGTGTCGCAGTATCTCGCAATTTGATAAAGATTCCATTTGTCAACATCATAATTTTTAATATACTTTCCTAATCCATATCTACTATTCGTGAGTAAGTCGTAATAACACCAAGCTGGATTATCTGTCCAATATAAACCTACAGGTAAGAACTGATGAGAAACATCAGAAAATTGACCATCCCAATCTCCATTGTATGTTTTTCTAATTGGATCGTAATTACTTGGTATTTTTACTTTTAATAATCTAACATCATAAGCCCTTGGTGGAACTTGACTAAAGTATTCAGTAGTAAATAAACTTTTAAACATTGCAACTTTTGGATATATAAATTTTTCTGCAAAAATTTCAGTAATAGTTGCTACACTAGCAACATCTCTTAAATTTATAACTTTAGATTCTGCAGATGTTCTAGTAATCTCTACTCTCCAACCGATAAAGGAAGATTCTTCCGTATTTATATTATAAAAAGAAGAAACATCAAAATCAAATCTATGTAAAAATCCACTCGTTACTTTACCAGTACTAGAATCATCTCTATTTATAACTAAATTTTCAGAAAATCCAGATGAACTATTGTAACTTAATTTTTTAATTTTAAAATTATAAGTGATTGTTCTATCTCGAATATCACCAACCGTTGTGGATTGTTTATAGCCTCCAGGATAATCAGCTCGATCTAAATTAGGATCATTTTGTTGGTCATATAAAGAGTCAATTTTAATTGCTACAATAATTTTATTTACATTTTTTGATCTTAAATCAATTACTTTCTTAAAATCCGATCCATATCTTAAAGGTTCATTAATATTTAATGTTCGTGAAGCATAAGGTAAGGAATCATAGGTATTTGTAGGCGTTAAATTATTCAAATTACTTTGTAAAAAATTCGCAGTTGTTTGAGTTCCATAATCTGCTCTAAAATTAATAGATGTATAATTAAAATTTCCTGCATCATCAATTAATGGAACTTGCTTCCAATAAACTGATCTTAATTGTGGATTGCTTCCAGCGTAAGAAGCAAAATTCGCGGTTGTCCATCCTACATTTCCAAGCGTACCATTATAACTATAACTACCAGACACTAAACCTTCGATTGGTCCTTCGCAAACTAAATCTGAAACTTCTGTTTCTGTTCTTGAAAGTTTTTTTGCCCCCTCTACAACAACACCTTCTTCAGCTTCTACTGGAGTGTGAGGTGGAGGCGGAGGCGGAGGAGGCGGTGGTGGTGGAGGTGATCTTCCTCCTTTGTTATGCACAAATATATCTTCTGCAATATAAGTATTATATTTTTCTACAGTAAAATTATAAACAGTAGAATCATTATTGATAATTTCTATATGATCTATTTTTATTCTTTCACCAAATCTATCTACAATCAAATCATCTGTAGTAAAATTTGCAATTTCAATAAATTCATTATTTTGATTTAAAAAAGGATGGTTTGGAGTAGTTCGAATTTTTTTATCTTTAAAAAATACATCAATAACTTTTTCATTATTATGTATGAAAACATTTTCAACTGTACTAATTTTTATAGATAAATCTTTATCAAAACAAAATACCGAATCTCCAATTTTAATATCTTCAATATTTTTATATCCAAAAGGTGTATATATTTTTGTTCCAGCGACAAAACATCCTGCGCCTTTAATTAATTCATTAGGTAAAATATATTTTTTACTCATATATTATGTTGTACGTTGATCTGAAGATGATGGAACATAATTATTATTGTAAGAGGCAGATATAGTTTTTGATCCAATTAATAATCTTCCGTATCCTATTGGAATTGGTCCACCCTCTCCAGCTGTATTAGATGGTCCATCAAAAAGATAAGATTTTCCACCACCACCTTTTGCACTGGCTACGTCTGGTGCAGAAAATTCTGGAGCAAGATAAGGAGGCGGAGAAGATAATAAAGAAGCAAATCCTGCTGCTGCAAGACCAATACCTCCTATAATTAAACCTACTCCCAGAGGAGCAGCGGCACCAGTAGCAATTAAAACGACTCCTACAACTATCAGAGCAATACCAAATATTGCTCCGAAAAAACCTCCACCACCTCCAGCGCCTTCAATTATGGGTATTATATCTATGCTTTTTAATTCATCATCTTCAAATTTAGTCATTAAATTTGAATTAAACACCCTATCAAAATCGTCTTTAATTTCTTCTTCATTCTTGAAACATTTAAAATCTCTTTTGTTGATTAGAACTCTATATTTTATGTTTTCTTTATCTAATTCTTTTAAATTTTTATAAAAAATTTGAGTATTCGCTTCAATAGCTCTTATTGCCTCTGAAACACTATTAACACTTAATGACCAATTATTTTTTTTAATTTTTTCTCCAATTATACCATGTAGTTGTATGTTTACCATATAATATATTCCATTTATTATACTGATTTTACTGTAGATGGGAATCCTCCAAATGGAATTCCATCTGGATGCGAACTGGTATATCTTTTTCTACATCCGCTTAATCTTTTCGTACATAGATCTTGATACCAGTAATTTTTATCTGTTGGTGGATAAATTGCACTGTTTAGACTATTTATTTTTGCAACAAAATAATATTTGCACCCATTAATATTTATAAAACAAAATTGCCCTTTATTGTATACTCCAGGACTAGCAGAATTCCATTCTTGTGGAGATCCAGGAGTAATAGCTACTCCTAATAATGTACTAATTATTTCATCTTTATCCGTAGCAACTGGGTATCCATTAGCTGGATTTTGAGAATTATAAACGTTATTTCCGTATTCACAACCACTTCCTCTATATTCAAAACTACAAGATTCAGAATATATAGTTCTTAATGGTAATTTAATATTTTCTAAATCTAAAGCTGAACTCATTTCGTATTCAATAAGATTTTTAGATTCTCTTAGTTTTCTGTCTATATAAAAAATATCTGAAGGTAATTCCGCTAAAGAATCTGGATCAATTGCAAGATTATCATCATTTATAATTCCTCCATTACTTTTAAAATTAATTGCGTCTAAATATCTTAAAAATGTTCTTCGCCTCGTTACTTTTAAACCGATAATATCTCCCACAGATTTAATTGCATTTTTTATTGTTCTAAAGAAATAGTCATATTGACTAATATTATTTTGATTTGAAAAAGTTATTTTAGGTTTTGGTAAAGTTCCTTTAGTTGCGGTTTCGTATCCTTCTACCATAATTGGGAATGGCAAGTATCTTTTTCCTTTCCAAATTAGTTGACCAACTAATTGACCATTTAACAAACTTGAACTATAAGATTCTAAATTAATATCTAAATTATGAAATCTTAATATCCCATTATCATCTAAATTTACTAAACCTAAATATGGATTTGGTATAGAAGCAGCGTAACTTAAATTATATAAATTTAAATCATTTTTTGCTTGAGCGATTTCTCTTAGATCCAATTCATAAAAACTAATTAAATTTGTAGGACTTAATTTTGATCTTTCTGTAAAGATTTTTTTAGTTCCAGCTTGTTGGTTTACATTTATACTCATATTATATATTTGAAGTCTCTATAAAAGTAGTAGATATATTATAATTATTAAAAAATACATATCTTATAGACCAATCTTCACAAATAAATCTTTTTGGAAAATTTTGCGAAGTACTGTCAAAATTATATGGAAATGGTGCATCAAAGAAAAAATGTTGAGCCCCTCTTCTTTTACTTACAAAATGAGTTATTGCTCTTGTTTCTTGTTTATCTCTGCCTTCAAATGTTAAGTTTAATTTTAGTAAAGTATTATTAATACCGTCTTCGGTTCTTTGTTCGTAACCATCACCAAATTTTACAAGATTCATTGATGGTTTAGATTGAATTTCTGAAGCATAATTTGATACCCAAATGAATTCTGGAGCTGAAACTCCAGCAGCAAAAGCACTACTATAAGACCTATATCCTCCCCAATATGAATTAGCGGCCGAAGTAGGGGTATTACCAAAATTGTTATTAACTAGACTATAATAATATTGTCCATTTGATGATGGGTGATATACAATATCATTCTTACTGTAAGTAGTAGAATTACCATAAACGCTTACGTCATATATCGAAGATTCTGCCATTTCCTTATACCTTTCCTATTGATTACACTTATTAATAGTGTAATTATAGCTAATGTTAGCTAGAATTTCCAAACAAAATCAACATTTATATATCAATAATACTGGCATTGTTGGAATCCAGAATTTTAATGCAAATTACGCCAGCCCAATAGAAATAGTTAAGTCTCTTGGTATGGAATCAGTAACATATCATAATAATAGTAATGTAACAGCCGAAATCACTATAAATAAACTACTTATAGACAATGATCCATTTATTAATTTTATAGATTACGATAATACCTTTTCTGGTCATGTTGATTATAAAAGTAGATATTTTGCATTTAATTCGGGTGTTTTAACTAATTATAGACTTGGATGTTCGATTGGGGAGATTCCCCAATTAAGTGTCACAATTAATACATTAGGAGAATTTGGTAGTGGAGTCGCTAAACCAAACACCACATCTCTTCAACAACCAGAAATTGATATAACAGACTACTCAAATATAGAGATTGATTTGGATGATTTTCAATTTAATAGACTTCAATCTTTTAATTTAAATATAACTTCAAATAAAAATATCATATATGCAATAGGCAATTCATATCCAGTTGATATTAAAATCATCCCTCCAATTATCGTTGAATTGGAATTTGGAATCAAACCAGATGATTATAATTTGAAAAACATAAGAGATTTATTATGTAAATATAAAGTAGACTCTTTTAGTATTAGATTTAATAAATTCAAAGATCCTTCTCAAGAATTATTTAGATTCACATTTAATGAAGCTTTATTCATGGGAGAAACTTTTGGTGGATCCGCCGATAGTTCTTCGGATGTCATCATAAGGTATCATGCATTTTTATATGATCAGAGAAATATAACTTTATCTACTCCATTAAATATTGGCGATACTGATGATCTTAACCCATCCGCAGAGTCAGAAATAACTACCTCTTCAGCTTTAGCAATTGGTGATACGAATGACCTCAATCCATCCCCAGAGTCAGAAATAACAACTTCTTCAAATTTACCAATTGGAGATGCTAATCTTTATGTACCTTTGCCAGAAGATTCAATCACAACATCTAATATAATTCCTTCTGACGCAAAAGATTAATTTTTTATTAATTTATTTAATTTATTTTCTAATTCACCAAATTTTAAATCTATACTAGTTAATAAATTTTTATAAAATTTATTTAAAAATGGATCAAATTCTAAATCTAAATAATAAATTTTAAGATTTGGCAAATAGTTAGTAATTATTAAAATCTCTTTATCTTTTTTAAATCTAGACTCAAGATCCTGCTCAACTGTTAGAATAATTTTTTGAGTAAAAATATTTCCATCTAAAATATGATCTTGTAAATTATTATTGAATTCAATAATTGAATAATTTTTAAAATTAAATATATTTTTGATTATGTTTGATTGCACTTTGATTTCTGAAATTTTAGAATAAATATGATCGATTAAGATTCTAGCTCCATGATTATTTATAAAATATGATCCTTTCTCTGGTGGCGAAGTATATTTTCCATTATTTATTATTGAAAATTTTATTTTAGAATCCTTGACCTCAACTACCCTTAAAATAGTTTTCTCATTCCAGCAAAAAATACCTTTTTCTGGATAAAATTCTTGCCCATCAAATACTTCACCTTCAATATTTAATATTTCACTATATTCTTTGAATTCGTATTCGTTATATCTTAGATCAATTTGATCATTTATTGATAAATCATTAGAAGGTTCAAATATATATATCCTATTTTTTTCTTCTAATTTTTTAAAAGGTTTTTCTATAAAATATCTTTCAACTTCTTTTATATTAAAAATAGAGTGATCATCTTTGAATATAACAGATGAGTTTTTTGATATAGTACTATTAGATAAATTAGCGTTAACTAATATTTTATTATTATAAATAGAAGCGATTAAGTTATCCATTTAACTATTATATATAATATTTTAGTGATATTCTAGTATTTATAACGTTATCAGTTTTTAAATCAAAATCTTTATTTACTAAATAACCACTATTTAAGCTTATATTGCTTGATAAATTTGTATTATTTAAATTTTTAAGAGATATTAGTCCAGAATAATTAGTATTAGAATCCATCATAACATAATCAGAATAATTAAATAAAGTATTTAAATTGATCTCTTCTTTATTATAGAATACTCTATAAGGGTATGATTCGTCCATTCTATAAACAGCATTAATATCTGCTTTATAATCAAAATTAAAGTTTAATACTTCGCCAGATAAAGTGTCTAATATTAGATTATTATTTTCCCATAATTTAAATGAAAAATCTTCTGCGGCACTAGTATTTCTTCCAGTAATGCCATACTGATCTAATTGCCAAGATGTATTATTACTTTGTAAATTAGTTATTAAATTTGGATTAAATCCAGATCCAGTACTATAAAATACAAATTCTAAATTATTTCTAACTATACTATTTGGCACAACCTCAAAAGAATACGATCTTAAATATCCACTTTCAAATACGCCACTTCCAAAGCATAACGTGTAAAAATATTTTTGTCCACTTGGAGAGACTATATTATTTAAAAATATATTTTCTTTTGGTATTTCTGCTAAATAACTTAAAGCTATTGTGGTGGTTAGACCTTGAGATGCAATACTTCTGAATGGTCTTTTGTCTCCAATTTTAAATGAAAAATCTAAATTTGGATTTATTGTTAATTTTATATTTTGGGCATTGAATTGATAGCCCGAATTATTTCCAGTTACAACAATTGGTAAATCTTTAAATGAATAAAACATTTAATAAAATTTAGTAAATCTTCTTCTAGTTGTTGTTACTCCATCTACAGCGCTACTTCCTTCTATAGCAACATTTTGTGCGCCACTAATTTCTACAGAGTAGGTTGTTCCTGGACAACAAATAGCTTCTAATGAGAAATTAACATTTCTAGATTCTCCAGTATATAATATTCTTCTATACAAAGATTCATTCATTTCAAATTCTTCTGATGCACCATTGAATTTCACAGTCTTGGGTCTTCTGTAATTTAATACTTTAATTGGTAAATAAGATGGTTTAAAATTATAACTTATACCAAAAATATCGTCATATGATTCAATTTGATTTTGGTAATTATTTGGAGTCAAACTCATGCTTGTTCTTGATCCGTGCAGAAAATTTGCATTTAAATTTTGTCCATCAATGTAAGAACCAACTTGACCACTAGGAGGATTAAAAGTAAAAAATGAAGCTTGTGCGCTTACGATTGTGTTCGGAGCCACACTAAAAGAAAAGCCATCTAGAAAGCAACCTGTATATCTTAACCCTCCAACATCAACATCACAGTTTGGAGCAACGTCTGTTAAATTACTTTTCATATTAGTAATTAACGCCTTAATTGGATCATCATTTTGAATATTATATTGAAGCGAAACGTTATGAATGACAACATCATTTGTTACTTGGTTATAATAAGCTTGTCTTTTTCCTATACTTTTTACAGGTGTTACGCTAGATGTACTAGAAAAAGTCACATTTGTTGCTGCTAGAGACCCCGTAACATTATTAAAAATGAACCTAAGTGGGGTGTATTTAAAAGAATATATGTTCATATGACTATATTACACCATTAAAATGGATTTACTCCAGAATTGGCCACCCCAAAGGTCCATTTATTCTGGTCAGCTCGAATATTAGTTGAATCTGTGGTAATTTGTATTCTAACGCCAGTAACATTATTTGCTAGGGATAAATCTTGAGTTAAAATACTAATTGTTGATAAAGTATCTATTAGACTTGAAGTTCCACCTCCTCTGACCAAAGCCGTCATAACTAATCTATCTGGTTCTGTACTATTAGGTTTAAATTTGACTCTAATTTTTCTTGTATAAGTTACTGGCACAATCCAATCAGTTGTCCAAGGCGCACTTCCACCAGCAGCAATATTGTCTGTAGAAGTCACATACTCTACATAAAGATTAGTTAATAAATCATTTGGTCTTGCTATTACACTATAACTCCAAAATCCACAAGTAGATTCGTATGAAACAATTTCTGCTTTTATAGTATCATAAGACTCAGTTTTATAAAAACAGTAAATTCCAACTCCAGGAGCTTGTATTACTGAATTATCAAAAGCATCATCGGTTATTTCTCCACAAATAGTTGTATCATAAATTATAGCATTGGTGTCTGCTCGTCTAAAGATAATTCTATTTGGTACAGAAAATGTTCGAAAATTTATTAAAATCCATCCAGGATCAGATCCAACATAAGTTGTTCTGTAAGGATATTGAGTAGATGGATAAAGCCCTTCTACTTCTGGAAGCCAGGTATCAGATGCCGCAAAATTAGCCCTATTCCTTCCGTAAATTGGACAGGAATTAAATTCTCTATATACTCCTATATCTTGAGAAAGATTAAAATCTGCTAAATCTCTTGCCCCTGTTAATGTGCTTCCATATCCATATCCATATCCAGTATATGGATTATATTGATAATTACAATTACAATCTTCTTTATAAGCGTTATGAACAGATTTTGAATCAGTTAATTCAAAACTTGATAATTTTCCAGCTACATTAATAACGCCATCGATATCAGTATTAAATACATAAAATCTTATAGGAGTATTTTTAGGTACAATTCCATCCCATGGAGTATTTTTAAAATTGATAAAAGAATTGTAGTTACTATATATGTCGTAAAATGTCATATCCATTCTTGGGTTTATTTCTTTTAAAGAGCTGCTACTATTTAATATAAATTGCCCAGAAGATAAAGTTCCACTTGTTCTTGGTAATGGCACTATATTCCAATAAAAATCTCCGTGTTCTCTTCCTTGTCCAACTTTTTGTAAACTATAATCATCATAAGCAATTGGCCCTACTGTCACTCCTGCATTAATAGGAGGATATACATCATGCATTCTTTGAGATATTGGATTACCTTGTGTATCAGTTAATACTTCAGAAACCGTTCCAACTGCTGGTCCATTTGTTGCTAAAATTCCAACTCCATTTGGACCATTCATTAGGGAGACTGCTGTCCCAGTATAAGCTATAAATTCTATTGGAACAGAAGTAGCCCAAGTTGATCCTGTTGAAACGCAAATACCCAAACATTCGGAATTTATTAAAGTTGCAGTTCCAGTTGTAATACCACTAGAATATATTTTATATCCATTTGCTAATGTAGTTCCAGAAAATCTATTTAATGTTGCAAATTGTGCTCCACCCCATGGATTGTTAAAGCTGGTCCACACAGTTCCATTCTGACGATAGGCTGTTATATATGTAAGGGCTGGAGAAGTAGTGAAATCTGGAGTTGCAAGAAATTCTATGTATTCATTATCTGTACCAAAATCATCATAAGATATTTCGTTTAGCCATATAGATTTTGTTTTTGGAGAAGTGGCTGTTCCAAAATATCCACTAAATGCATTTATGTTTCCTGGAGAACTTATTGCTGTTTTATATACAGGATCCATTCTTAAAGAAGTATAAAGTGTAAGTCGTGGTCCGATTCCACTATACGCTACAGTATAAGGCGAGTACCATATTACAGTTTGATTAGCTTCTGAGCCGCTTGTTATTACAAAAATTTGATTTGGATTATTTACCGAAATTCCTTGTGGAGCAATTAATCTATAATCAAATGGTGCAGGACCAAAATAAAAACTTTCTATAGCAAAATTTGAATCTGTTTTATTAAGTTCAGAAAAATTTACATCAATTCCGCAATATGCACAGTAGTCTATTTTCATTGAATCATAATTATATATATAATTTGGAATATATTGTTGTTCTTTTCCCCAAAGTTGTTCGTATCCGTATTTTCGTTCGTAACCATATTTTTGTTCGTATCCATATTTTTGTTCGTAACCATAT